TTATAGCATTATAAATACAATGTCGCCAAAATGGATAGTGCCGGTTTCCTCACCAAGAAGAATTGCAGGTTTCTTTACTATGCCCCTGCTTTCGAGTAAGGCAAGCAAGTCATACATCATTTCATGATACAGAATAACCTCAGCTTCGTCTTTGTTTGCAATATCAAAAGTTCTCATGAACCAATCTGCCTTAGCTTTGACTGCGGCGCACAGATTATCAGAAATCTTGTTGCAAAGATTGTCAACTTCGTCTCCACTGCCTCTGTAAATAACAGGGACGATAATCGAGCCGTCGGCATTACAGATACCCCATTGACTCAAGTTTTCAGCCAATGCGGAGTCTGTGATGACTGGTTTTTGTGAGGCCTTAATATCATTAGCCACACGAATTAACTTATTATCGTTGAGCCAATATCCCAAACTGTCCGACCAGTTGCAATTGACAGGACCATAGCTGTTAGTTCCGCATTTCATATCAGGACGTTTGCTGTACATAGCCCAATATACACCAGACCATGTTCCGTGGTCAGTCATATCTTTAGGTTTGACAATACGGGTATCGTCCCAAATATACTTGTCAAGCAAAGCCGAAAAAACGAGTGAATACGTTTGGTTCTCCCAACCTTTTTTCTTAAACAATTTGATTAAGGAATTGAAGTCCTTTTTGTTAGCCTCAAATACGCTGTCAGCCATGGCTTTGCTTACAAGTCGTATTTCATCCGTCTGCTCTTTAGAAAAAATCGGCATGACGGTATGATATAAGGCAGAATCATTTACAATGCGACAATCCAACAAGCCTCCAACTCGTAGAAGTCGAATCTGACTATTGTGTGCCTCTATTCCGGCACTTTTCAGAGTATGCAGAGTTGCCGGAGTGCGGAAATAGCGAAGAATATCCCAGCTGTTATCGAGTATATACTGAGAAGGATGCCACGTAGAATACGAACAAAACGCAGAAATGTCGTATTCTTTCATCGATCTGGCCGTCGGTTCAGTTGTTTCTGATGACTGTGCGTGTAAGCCGACAAACACGAACAGAGATGCTATAAATAGCAGGATTTTTCGGTTCATTGTTTTGTATTTAAGAGAGTTGAATTTCATTGCAGTTCAGTGTTCTTATAAAGAAAACGTGAGCTAACTATGCCACGTCTAACTTGATGGCCCTGAGAAAGCCTTGTACTCAGATGTGGTTGACAGCAGCCCACGCTATGCGAGGGAAGCCATCATGCCATATCTTTGAGTACGAATGAAAATTTCTCAGGTTTTCAAGTTCAAGATAAGCATAATGCTTCTTCATTTTCCAAAATGTCGTGCAACCCAACGGATTGCGACGGCAAAGTTACTCAATTATTCTGAAACAGAGAGCATATAGACGCAACAATTTATCGACAGTTTCAAATAACGCCGCTCGTTGACAGCGAGAAGGAGTCGTGGAACGGAAATTTCTCCGCGCCGATGTATAGGGTATCGAAAGCGTCGGTGCCGTCGGTGCGGTGTTCGAGCAGGTCTTCTTCTGACTCGGCGAGTTTTTCGCCGGATTTATCCTTGCGGAAGCCGTTGCGTCCGTTGGAGACACCGGCTGACTGAATGGCAAGGATAAGATCTTCGTTATTCGAGCGGTTGAAGAACGGCATCAGGCGTTGCTTTCCGGCAAAGGCGTTGTTGATGAGAAGATACTTCTCGTCGTGGTGCATCGGGTTTCCGAGGTATACGGACTCGATGCGCCAGCCGTGCCGCTCGAACTCCTTTACCACGTTATAATGGAAGTCCTGGTCGTTTACGGCATAGTTGGAGCCGAGAGCCGTTGCATCGTAATAATAGACCACGGTCTTGTTGCGATGGGCGGCGTAATAGCGGCAGAAGTCCTCAACGAGTGCCGGTATCTTGCGGTCGAACTTGACGTAGAAGCTCTTGATGACATTTAGGCGGCGGTCGCGTGGCTGCCCGGCGACAATCCAGTTTATGTTGGCGTTGTAGTCCATGCCGATGCAGATGGGCGCGTCGGGGTCAACGTCCTTGTCGGCGCGGGCGTCGAGCGTCGAGAAGTCGTAATCATAGCCGAGGGTGTCGAGGTACTGATTATCGTTGGCATCGTACTTGTGGCCCTCGCGCATCGAGGAATAGAAACCGTCCTTTGCAATTCCGATCCTCTGACAAAGGATAGAGGTTTGGAAGGTCAAAGGTGTAAGGTCGCGCTTCATCTGCTTGATGTAGTTCTCGCCGAGAAGCTGCAAGTTCTCAATCGAGGAATACTCGCGGTAGTAGACCGCGACGGAGCGCATCTTATTGAGGTCGCGGTCGAGGCGGCGCAGGTAGCCCTTCAGGTAATCGGGAACCGTTGCGCCTTTTGCGTTGAGAGTGCGTATGCGTTCCTTGATGCGCCATATCTCGTAAACCGTCGCCTCGATAGTCCTGATAAGTTCCACGTCCATTTTGTCGCGGTAATGGAGGAACCAACTGCCCTTTTGAGTCTGCGGCATATCGCTCAAAATCATTATTGAATGATTGAACGAGTGCCGCCCGAAATGCGACTTAATGCCACCATTGGCAGGGAGCGTTTCGTCTTTGAGTTTCTGATAGTCAATGAATTTAGCCTCGTCAACGAGCAGCCACGATAGCGTTAGCGAGTTGGAAGAGCCGGGGCGGTCCTGCGAGATGATGACCGCACAAGAGCCGTTGTAGAACGATATGACGTGTTCATAATCGTTCGGCTCGATGATAGGCCGAGCAAACGACTTTGGCGGACGGCGACCGACAACGTAATGCACGCCGTGGATATAGCCCCAGCGTTTCCACGCGGCGAGCAGTCCCGGCAGCGTATTGGTCAAACCGTGTTTGAACGTCGGCACCACGATGCCTCCTGTCGAGCCGGGCATACGTTGCATATTACGCAAAGCAAACGGAGCGGCGATGCTGTCCGTTTTGCCTGTGCGTCGTCCTGCGACAATGACCGTGGTGTTAGCACCGATAAGCTGCGTCAGCCGCTGCGGATTATTGAAGTACACCTGTTTCTTCGCCATCGTCATTGTCATTTTGGGTGAGAGGAAATAGCGTGTCAAATTCGAGGTCTGCCTCCTCGAACTCCACATCTTCGATGTCGAGCGTTTCGGCACGATATTTCGCAATCATATCTGAGATTTTCTGCTGAATGTTCGGGATAGGCTTAATGCCAAGTACCGTGGGGTCGTCCGTTGCGGTGAACGGCTGCACCACGATAAGCTCGTAAGGCAAAGTCTGCTCGTCCTCCAAATCAACGCGGTTGTATTTGGCATAGGATGCGGCGGCACGTTCCATCGTCTTCGTGTCGCCCTTTGCCTGAGCCTTGGCATAAGTCTTCATAATCATCTCGTTAAAACGCCAGCGGTGGAAATCGCGGCTTGCCGAAGCGAGCAGAGGCATAAGCGTTTTCACGACAGCGAGGTCGGAGTAGGCGGTCACTTTGGAAACAGAGTGCCGCTGCATCACTTCCGACACAAACTCGCGGTCAGTTCCGCCGGGGTTTGAGAGAAACCAATTATACATTTCACGCACACGAACAACCTTATCCACAATGGCTTGTGGATATTTTTGCTGCAAGTCCTCGACTTTAGTAAAAAGTTCGGTGCGGCATACTTCGAGTGCGGAAGGAGTACCCATAGCTATTCGTCGTCCTCCATGTCGAGCAAGTTGCGGTGGGCGTTCTCGATAGCGAGCGGCGAGCCGACCTGTGCAAGCATCATTTCTTGTGAGTGCAGCTTCACCTTAGAGCCGGCTTTGCCACGGCGATACGCCTTAGAAACTTCACTCGTGCGGTCGGCGATGTCCTCACGCAACACATCGGCAGGAATATCGAGTATTACTGCGATGTCTGAAATTTTAAGGTAGATTGAGGCGAACTTTTCAATCTGCTGTAATTCTTTCTCTGAATAGTTCATTGAGCGGTACGGAGTGATTAGTGATTAAATCTTCGATTTGAGCGTAGAGCGAGGCAAAGATATTCGGGTCGGTGCTGATGAAAGCACTTTCGGCACGATTGCCTCGCGTGAGGTTTTGTGATGTGATTACGGAAACCGTCTTGCCGGACTCCGATTTCACCAACAAAATCTTGCTGTGGTTGTCTGCAAGGTAGGTGCGTTCGATAACCTGAGTGATGAACGCCCAAAGTTTGAGCGTCTTGTTCGTCGCCTTGTGGTCGAGAACAAGGTTAATACGCGACACTTTCTTATCCTTGCAGATAAAGAACAGACGGCGTAGAAATTCTTCGGAAATTGAAAACGACGTTTGCCAGATTTCCGCCACGCCGACCTGCGAGAGAATCCAGTCGAGAATGTCGGCAACCTGAACAGCGTTAGAAAGATACGCCTGAAACGGAGTATCTTTCAGCGGTTTAAGAATTTCGTTTATGTCGGCAGTTCGTTTCACGATAGGTACGAGTTAAGAGTTAAGAGGAACGAGATTTCTTCTTTTGGGCGGTGCGGGCTTGGGGCTTGCTCGTGCCTCGTTCCTCCTCGCTCGTACCTATGACATAATGGTCGTATTCCTCCCAATTGGCGTGCATCTTCTTGTCGAGTTCGATAAGTTCTTTGAGGAACGGATAGCGTTCCGAGTCGGGACACGGCGCAGTGTCTAACGACAAAGAACGGAGTTTGAGATGCAGTTCGCGCATACGTTGCAGAATGGAAAGATTCTCAACGTACTTTGCCTTGATATCATCAGGCAAAGAGTCGTGGTCATCACGCTTGCCGGTCTTATGCTCGTCGGCATTTGCCGCAAGCGAGATGTGTTCGGCTACGATCACATCGACTTGCTGCTGCATCTCCTCGACCTGCGCGTGAGTGAGGGCTTGAACACGGAAGTTGTAGTATTTTTGGATTTGATAATCCACAAACTCGTGGCGGCGGTCAAGTTGAGCAACGATGTTGCGATACATAATCTGATTGCCGCTGAGCTTCAACAGATAGAGAGCACCAACGGAGTAATCACGTTGGTTGCTCGGAGTTTCAAGCCACTGCTTTATGAGTTCAGTAAATTTGTTATCCATCATAGTTTGTTGTTAATGCCGGCGAAGAACGTGCAGTTCTTGCCGAGCGAAACGAGTAAATTCTGCATCGAAACGAGCGTTTGCCCTGTCGTAACGAAGTCGTCGAAGACAATGATGTTACGCTGCGGCGGTATGTTGTTGGCGGAGAAAACCGTCCCGACGCGGTGTTTTGAGGGAGCGAAAGCACAATCCTCAAAAAACGGCAAACCGAGTTGCTCGGCGATGCGAATAGCAATGAGCGTAGCGAAGTTGCGTTCCTTATGGCGACGTTTCGGCGTAGTCACCACAGCGAAGTCATCAGGCGAGAGAAAGGAGCCGAGGACGGAGCGGATAAGCGGAGTGATGTTGTCGGCGAAAAATCCGACCATATCATCATCGCCTTTGATGTCGGTAAGAGTACGACCGTACACCGACTTTTTCCAAAGCGTGATGAAAAACACGCCTCCGCGATTGGTGATACGCATACGGTTCGGAGCGAAATCGCAGCGAGCCTCTGCCACGTCGAGTTCTTTCCACGCCTTGCGTTTCTTTTCCTCGAACAAGTCCTTTGACTTGTCGGAAACTAAAAGAGCGCCAAGTTCGGGAACATCGAGCGATGGCACTTCGATGTCGTTCAACATCTCGTCCAAGGCAATAGCCCCCGGCTTGGCGTTCTGTTCAATCATCTTATGCTTCACCTGAGCAGTCGATGTCGCCGTCCTCCGTTTCGATAGTGCCCTTGTAGAAAGGAGCAGGAACTTCGTCGGTCGCTTCAACGCTGATAGTCGTTGAAGTAGTGCCGGTGGCACCTTGACCGAGGTCCTGGGCGACAGTCGATTTAGTGCTCCACTTGTCATTGCCGAGCACACGATAGTTGCCTTTCATATCCTCGACGATAAACACGTTGTCGGAGTTGTTGATATAGGCGGCAGCGGCGGAAGCGTCAGCACCGACGCCCGGGTGAACGGCAGTTAACTTGTTTAACTGGGTTTGGCTTGGGAGTTCACCCTGCGCCTCCGAAGTGAGCTGCGACTTGTCGGGAAGTATGTCGATATACTTCCACTTCTGGTCGGCAACGAGCGTGAACGAGCCTTCAAGAACAGCCGAAGTGACACGACCGTTAGCGTCACGCGGCAAGGTCGGAAACGCAGCTATCGCGCTTTTGGCAAGATAGTAGATTCTGCGTTTTACGCCCGGCAGTTCAGGCGTACCTTGACACCAGCCGAGCGATTTCTGTATTGAGATGCAGTTTGTAGCCATATTATTACCGATTTATGGGTTAAACAGGTTGACCGAGCTGTCTGTCGGCGTTGAAGCCGTTAAGACCGAGAACAAACATATCGTGTGACTCGATGCCGAGGAACTGCACACCGAAGAACATAGTGGCGACGTAAGAAAGCACGAAAGGAGCATACTCCTTGACCATTATGCTTTCGAGGTCGCTCATCTGGTCGAAGCCCACGAGCATATTGCTCTTGGTTGTGATGTGGATAAGCTTCGAGTCTGCCTTGTTAGGCAGCGGAATGAACGTCATGCGGTTGTTCGAGCCTTCAACCGAAGTTTGGTTGTAGGCGGTGTTGTACGAGAGGCCGGAGTGCGTGAGCATATACGCCTCGTTGTAGAAGTCCACGATGAACTGCGGACAGAACACGATAAGGTCTTTGGCACGCAAATGCGGGTCGAGCCCCCAAAGAACCTCCTTGAACACGTCAATCACGTTGTTCACGGTGATGTCCTCGTTCAACTTCGCATAGTTCTTTTTAGAATCCGAGATGTTACCGGCTTTGATTTCACGAGCTGTGATAGTGTCGAAGCCGTCGAACAGGTCTTTCGTAGTGTCGCCGTTGGCGTTACGAATACCGTTCCAAATAGCATCGTTAAGATGCTCCGAGAGACCGCGAGCGATAAGAGCGAGGACGTGCTTTGCCGTCGGGGTTGACATCTGACCGTCGCCCTTTGTAGCACCTGTGCCGAGCAAAGTTGAGATAGCCGAGTTAGGCTCGAAGTTGGCGACAACCGAACCGAAATACGTTTCGAGAGTTCGGTGTGTGAGGTCGAGATTAAAGTCAACCGCACGTTTGGGGTTGTAAGGAGCGAACTGCGCATCGCCTGTAAGCGTGCCGACGCTTTCCTTATAGCGGATGCCGGGGCGAGAAGTCATATACTTCAGAGTGTCCTTACAACCGAAAATCGGCAGATAGAGCAACTCCGAGCGGTATTTGTGAGCCGCCTGTTGATATTCTTCCGGCGAAAATGAGAATTTACCAGCCATAGGATAAAAAGGATAAAGAGTTAGAGAATTTCGTTGTAGAGTTCACGCGCAGCGTTCACCTTGTTGCAGTAGTTGTCGAAGTCCGATGTTTCAGAGGGCTTGTAGTCCTGCTTAGAATCATCGACAATGGCGGTCGTAGTGGCAGCAGGAGCAGCCTTTAGTGCTGCAATCTGCGCTTCAAGGTCAGTTATGACCTGGAGTTTCATTTCGAGAGCCTTGTCGAGAGCGGTAAGCTGTTCATCGGTCAGCGAGGCTTTGCCGTCGGTGAGTGCGATGCTTTCAATGGAGAGCAGCGCACAGATGGATTTGTAGTTTTTGTTCATAGTGAGTTGGGGTTTGGATTTACTTTGGAAAATGGCTGCCATTTTCTCGAAGAATGCGAGGATAGGATTCTCCTTTTCTTCGACAGGAAGATTAGGCAAGGGGATTCCGGCAGCGGCGAGAGCCGATGCCGTGGAGTCGGTCAGCCGAGGAGCGACGTCCTCGGGCTCGTCGGTGATTTCATCGACGAAGCCCCAGTCGAGAGCGTCCTTGGCAGAGAGCCAGCCGCCAACCTTCATAAGGTCAAGAAGGGCCTTCGGTTCCTTCTTGCACTTGGCGGCGTACATGGTGGCGACGTTGCAGTCGAGCTTGTCGAGGTCTGCCTTAGCTTTGCCGAGTTCGGCGATAAGGTCGGCCATCTGGTCGGCGTTGAGCTGCGACCACTCGAAGAAGGCCTGGGAGCACTTGTGAACGAGGTACATGGCGTTGCAGTCAATGCTGACACGCTTGGCTCCGAGGGAGGCGATCGTGGCAGCCGAGGCGTTCATGCCGACGAAATGCACGGTGACATCGCCGTGCAGTTTGAAGGCCGACGAGATGGAGAGCGCGGTGGCGAGCGAGCCGCCGAGCGAGTCGATGAGCACGTTGACGGGTTTCCCGGCATTCTTGCCGAGAACGAAGTCAACATAGTCGCGGTCGAAGTCGTAGCCTCCGACGAAGCCTTTGAGATGGAGATTATATTTCTTTGCAGAGCAAAGCGTCTGCGACGATGAGGGCTGTGGCATAATGTGCTTGAACTTATGCCACAAAGTTACGCGCGTGAAATACTGATGGAAAAGACGCTAATAAGCAAAAAAATCGGGAGCCGCATGGGCGACTCCCGAGATTAAATTCTATTTATGTAAATTGTATACTATTCTGCGGAGGTGATGGCAAAAACTCGGTAAACCCCGTTCCCATCAACGAGGAGAATCTTGGAAGCATCACCATTGATTCCGAGGAGCATCATTACTTCATCGCTTGTGCCTACTTGAGGACCAAATCCGCCGTCAATCATTTTGTATTTGGGCTCAAGCATCAATTTATTGCCGTTAACAACCCCTTTGTAAATGAAGTCACCTTCGCCAGTCTTCCACTGCGCCAGAATGTTTCCTCTAAGATACCAAATTTGGCCGGAATTTCTCATGTCGTTTCCAGGCCCATAGCCATCGCTTTTAATCCAGCCCCATTCAAGGAGTTCCCATTGATACTTGCCATGACTGAGGTCACGTAGGAAAGGAATTGTAAGCTCTTCCTGTGTGTACCAATTGGTATTACGTGCGATGTCCGAGGCACTCGCATTTAGAATCATAAATATAGCTATTGCAAAAGCAAAGAAAAATCTTTTCATGACTGTTTGATTATTTTATGCAAAGGTAGGAAAAATTTTGCATGAAAGTATTGAACGATAGCTAAAATGTGGTATACTCTGGTATTTTCTTAAAGAGTTCTTTCTCCACTAATAATTATAGAATTTAGTAGCCCACCAGAAAATTTTCAGCATTAAAATCGGGAGCCGCCTTGGCGACTCCCGACGATGGACGGGCTGTTAAGCCTTAGATTGCGCGAAACACGTTGCCGTTTTCACCCATGTTGTAATCGTACATGAAGAGATCGCGACCGAAGGCATCGTAGTCGAAGTATTTTTCGAGATCGCCCATGGCCGTCAGGTCGTAGCACTCTTCGACGATGTGGCGGGCGAAGTCCTCTTCGTCATCCCACTTGCCGCACCATGCTTCTTCGAAGTCGGAGAGGTCCGAGTCGCATCGGAGGTCGATGTAATCATCGACTGCCTCCTGGCCATGTTTTTCACACATCTCGATGTATTCGCGGATGTTGTCGAATTCATCGCGGCCCATGCACTCGTCGTACATTTCGCGGGGGAAGCCTTCGTAGTCCTGGAACATGAGTTCGGGATCTTCCTCGTCGGCGTGGATGGCCTCGCAGAAGTTGATGAACTCGTCGTAGTCGTCGAAGGTCGAGAGGTCGATCCAGAGGCCGCGGAGCGAGCCGTCGTTGTACTTGCCGTATGTGCCGCAGTAGACTGAGGGTTCGCCGTCGCAGCTGCTCTTGTGCTCCTCGATTGCGTCGATGAGTGTTTCAGGCGTAAAGCCGAGTTCTTCGAGGCGTGCTTCCACCTCTGCCGTGATTGTCAAGTCGCCGAATTGTAATCTGATAGCCTTGATGTTTTGAGTTGTACTTTTCATTTGCTTAAAATTTTAAATTTTACACTGCCACAAAATGGCATTGTGAGCGGATTGCCGCAAAAGCAAGGGTGATTGCGTCGTTGCAGGGTACCGAAACGGCGAGGAACACGGAGTGCAAACTTGCCCTTGCTGTTCCGCGGTATGCCATAACTTTGCGGCGTAAAATAAAATTTAGCGAATGAAAACCCGCAGGGTCAAAACGAGAGGCGAAAGAGGACAAAAGGTGATGCAGACAATAGGCAGAGCGTGGTGCACGTTCCACTTGGAGCCGTCCGAAACACCATTGACGCAATAAAAAAGCGGTTGAAATCCCTGCATCGTGGCACAGGAGGCTCGAAGCGGTGGTCGGCAGATGCCTTTAGGACTGTGACCTTACCACACTCGCAGACGCAGACACCATACTTCACTGCAACGCAAAGCCGATGTGGAAACCGCTTGCAGGACTGAGCGGTCGTTCCCATGATAAAAAATGGTGCGACACTTCGGCGAGGTAGCGTAGAGAAGCAGAAAGAGATACTTGTGCGGAGTTATTCGGCAGCGTGGACTGCATCATCGGCACAATGGGGCAAGAAGAACGAGTGAGGACTGCCACAAAGGAGAGCGGCGAAGCGGTCAGCGAGGGAAACGTAGCCGAGAATATGACCGTTCTACGAAAAGCGATAGGCAAATCGCCTCGACTACAAAGCCACGGCTGCGACAATGTGTGACTGCACGGCAACGGCCACACTTTCCGCTTTACCAATCACAACAACAGGAAAGGTGTCGCAGAAAGGCAGCTCTGAATACGAAAAAGCCGTCTATTCATCACGAACCGACGGCTAACCATATCAATCTTTCTTACTTATGACACTGGGATTGAGTGTTTATTATGGAGTGCTCTAAATCCTATTTATGGCACTGCACGAGCGATTTAATCGCTTTGTGCGTGATTTCGTAGATGAATCCGGCACCGTCGCCGTCGGCATCGCCGAACGAGATGGTGAGTTTGACCACCGGGAACGGCGTTTCACGAGCACCGATGATGTAGGAGTTACCGTCTATGGCGGTAACGACGAAAGCAAGGTGTTCTTTCAGCGGCAGCAGGTCCTCCGAGGCGAACTTCAGTTTCGCCGTGTCCGTGCGGTTGCCGCCGTCGTTCTCCGTGACACATTCGCAAGTCGGTTCATCGAAGAACGGCACATTGTGAATGTCGGTGAGTATTGGGACCGGCATCATAGCGATGCCACGCATAGCGATGTCATTCACAAGGTGCTCGCACCGCACCCAGCCAATCTCCTTAACTCCCGGCAATATTTGTTTCGTAGTCCTCATATTATATATGTGTTTTAGTGTTACAACCGTTACAACCGTTACAACCGTTACAACCGTTACACTCAGTGTTTTTTATCTTTCAGGTTTGAGCGAAATTTGCGAAATTTTTTGACTCTTTCATTTATTCTATATACAGTGCGTTTTCGCTGATAGCGTTTAGCGATAACGCACCAGTTCTTTTCGTTAATCTCGATGCCGTGACTTTCCATAAAAGCGTAAATAAGTTCGTCCTGACGATTGATAATCGAGGTGAACTTATGAAGTGCAGTCCAAAGCTCAACGTCGAAGCGGTTGCGGATAGTGGCAACGAGCAGTTCTTCCGCACGTTTCGGCAGATAGTTGAAGTATTGAACGTCTTTGGACTTGAAGAAAGGAATGGCGATTTTGACTGCATCTGGATTGTTCGCCTCCGTCTGCTGCGGAATGTCTTCCGGCTGCTTGGTGAGAAAGGATTCGAGAATGTTGCTCTCGACGCTGCCTCGTTTCAACTCAACAGGATATTTGCCACCCTGGTCGTTGATAAACCATTGAGCGAGGTAGTCTTCGAGATGTATGTAAATGAAAATGGGGTCCATTCAGAAAGATTAAAAGATGTGAAGCTTGTAAAATATGTACTGCAAAGTTACGGCTAATCAGGCTGTTGGCATAAGAACAAAGGGCGATATGGGGCGACACCCCGACATTTCCATGAAAACGGACGGTGAGAAAAAATTTTGCGTTGCAGACCGGGTACACACATTTAGGTGGAGCCATCGGTTGACACGTTGACACACGAAATTATCAGCGATAAAGCCGCTGATATACAATAATATATCTTTTTAGTAATAAAGAAGATATATAATAAAAGTGTCAACGCATGGCTACGGCATTTTCGGAAAATGCCGAAAGTGTCAACCTTTGTCAACGTTTGTCAACGCAGATATTTTCCGTATGTAGTTGATATAAAGCGTTGTCACCCTTGTCAACGCTGTCAACGCAATATAATCGACCCCATTTTTCCAACCTTTGCTTTTGCAGAAAAAAATCCGAGCATATTTCACAATAGGCTCGGACATACAATTATACTCGTTGGTTGAATTAATTTTGCAAAACATTTATAATGAAAAAGTTGCACATATTGCTGATATTTAGTAAATTAGTGGTGACCAAACCATTGATTACCATTATC